GACACATGCACCACCCGCATAGCTACTATATGGGTGATACATTTGTTGCTTGTAACCCTCGCGGATATGCCGGACACGACCCGGACGCTGCTAACTTCAAGTTGCGCTATATTGATTTAGACAACATGCCTGCTAAGTTTGAAGGGGTTAACTGGTCAAGAGATTAAAGTCTGCCTCGGGCCCATTCAGGTCCGGGGCAGTTTCTTGCCATAGTAGATTTGATACCATTGTTCCACCATTTTGTTCCGGAGGTTTGTAAGTTAGGTTTACCTTTCTTAACGGAAGGTAGCCTTCCCTTACTGTATCCTTCCGGGACGATGCCGTGTATCATCATTTCGTGAGTATCGTTGTTGACCCAAATCTTTCCTCGCTGTCTATCGGTGCCGATTCTTGCACCTACATTATTAAATGATAGTCGGCCGGGGATAAAGGCTTCATCAGGAGGTGTCTCTGCAAACACTTGCTTCTCTCCATTATTCCACCATTTTCGGAGTTTGTTCATTTCAGAAAGGTTAGGCAGCCATTTTAGATAGTTTGCCGTTTTACTCGTATCACCGCCATCACCTGTCTCCGGTCTTAGATTAGCCCAATCATCACTCTCTACGATGTTCCATAGCTCACTGTAGTATGAACCCCAGTATTCCATTTCTTCTTTAGTTGCACATTCTTTAATGATTTCCGTATCTAAATCAATTCCGTGTTTTTTGATATGAGGTATCCATCTGTCTCCGGAACCGCAATAGGTATATGGGTCCTTTTCGGTCTTTCCCAGATATTGTAAGCCGGTTTTCTTATGGGTCTTTTTGTACAAATAAATAGTCATGCTGATTGCTCCTTCTAGCATTAGAGTAGTTGGGATTGTCCAGATCCGCGAACTACACTTTTATTTATGCTATTCTCATTGACATTACACCTATCTTCTCTTATAAAGAACTACGTCAGCTTAAGTTCCTTGACATTTAGTTACCCGTTTTACTTGTGTAAACCGTTGAATGGTTGTATTATGATAACACGCTGTAATAGAGCCGAAGCCAGCAGTGAGAACTTTTAGAACAAGAAAATAGAACCAAAATGAAGGCAAGTCTCGGACGCTATCTTCGTACAAAAGAACGGAAGATAGATATTCAAATTGACAAGTTTGATACGTGGTCGCTAGACCACACCTTGGCTTTGATAATTTTGCCGGCCCTCATTCAACTAAAACAGACTAAGACCGGAACTCCTGGAAGTTTTGTGAATGATAGCGCAGAAGATTATCATGATCAAGCTACATTTGACTTCATGAAAGAAGATAAGGATGAAGTCTTCCAAAAAGGATGCGATGAATGGGACGACACGCTTGACAAGATGATTTGGGCTTTTCAGCAGATTGCATTGGGTGACTATGATAGCAAGTATCATCACGGTGAGATAGATATCGCTTGGGAGAAGACAGACAAGCAGTATCCAAATCCTACAACAGGAAAGATGGAAAGCACCTACCAGATGGTTGACAAAAATCCCGGTGATCATTGGTATGATTCCGTTGGACATCAACTGCATGAGGAACGAATCCAAGAAGGTTTAGAACTGTTCGGCAAACATTTCCGCTCACTTTGGGATTAGGTTATCTTTAACCCCATAAAGCATAATGAAAGATTTAAAAATGAAGCACAAATACATATCCCTTTATATGGATATCGCCGAAAGAATAAGCCAAATGTCACACGCCAAACGCCTTCAAGTTGGCAGCGTGATAGTAAAAGAAAACACTATTCTGTCCTATGGTTGGAATGGCATGCCTGCGGGATGGCCGAACACATGTGAATACAAGGAATATAAGAAACCGCATTGGATTGGAATTGATCCAATGACGCTCACTCCCTTTGATGAATTATATCCGTTAGAAGACGAGGAGGGTAGATATAGATGGGTCACAAAACCCGAAACACTTCACTCCGAAATGAATGCCCTAATGAAAGTGGCGCAATCTACTGAGTCTTCGTCGGGAGCAACATTGTTTTGCACCCATGCCCCGTGCATCGATTGTGCAAAAGCGATCTTTCAAGCCGGTATCTCTAATCTGTACTACCGAGAAGAATACCGCTCAACATCGGGAACACAGTTTTTGAAGATATCGGGAGTAAATGTCCATAGATATTCCGACCTCCCATAAAGCTAACATAACAATAGAGTTTGGTCAGCTACAAACAATCGTAGACTGGTGTGAACGCAATTGTGTTTCTGAATTTTGGTATTCCGGAGAACACGAACGCTGGGATGGTGATACATTGTATTATGGATATGAGTTTTACTTCGTGTCCGAGAAAGACTATTTTGCATTTATGATTTGGAAAACGTAATGAAGTTCTATGTGTTCAAGAGAGAATCTAATAAGTTTGATGATATTCTCAAAGATGTAGCAGTAAAGCCGATTATCAGATACAAGATTAGATACAAGGACCATTTGATACTCGGATTTTCCAATGACGATGAAAAGATCATGTCATACATGACTCTCAAGTACGGTGATGACATGATCTCTTTCAATGACATTGCGCCCGATAGAACTCCTATCATGGGCAAAGATTATACACCTGTTCGCAGAGACAAAAAGGTTGTTAGGTCTTAGTAAGACCTAACATTACAGCGTACTTTTTAGTTTTGTCTTTGCGGTCATCAAGTCCGTGAGTACCTCCATTGATGCGTTTTGTTAATGCAAGAATAGTAGCATCGTCTACACCTTTGTCGCATATAGCCCATAGCTTGTTTGTTTCAAAGAAGAACATTGCGCTCTCGAAAGAATACTTGGTTGCGACGATATCAGGATTGGTCATTACCTCTGGATCACCGATGTGCTTTGAGAATGCTAGGTAGTTATCTTTACCAGTCAACTGAATAGCTCCGCGACCACGGTATTTCCATCCGTCACCACTCTTTTCGTCACCGTTGCCCATGCGACTTGCATAAACACGATTAGCAATCATTTCTGGTTTGCGTTCATACTTTGCAGCAGTAGCAGCATCAGGGAAATACTTCTTAAAAGTGCCTTGTAGACCCTTAGCACCATAGTTAAGATTTTCGTTGAATGCTTTGAACTCACCGCTCTCATGGGCACATTGTGCAAAGAAGTGTGCTGCACGAATCGGCGTCATCTTATAATGAGCTACGGCAGCTTTTAGTGTGCCTGGACCAAATGCTCCATCAGCGGTAACACCTACTTTTTCTTGAAGATGTATCAAACTCATTTAACTCTCCTTAGAATGTTTTCCATTCGTCTTTTGGATCAAAATCATTAGTTGGCAAGTACTTAGTTGACTTACCGTCTTTCTTTGCGATCAACTTCTGCTTGCGGTTACCGCCTTCTTTCTTGATAGAAGCATGTACCCAACCTGAGTTCTTGTCACCTTCGACATAGAATTCCAAAATTATTTGGTCAAACTCTAGGTTATCAGCAATCCAGTCTGCTACAATTTTGTTTGAAATACCGTTGATTTCAAAGTCAATAGCTTGACCATTAACGTGCTGACTGGTCTTTGAGCCGCCTACAGCAGCATTAACCTTCGGTGCACGATATGATGAGTTGATTGTTATCGGCTTACCAAAGTGCTTACGTACTGGCTCAAGAATTTTCTCACAGCAATAACGCATGTTTTCAATATGCTCTGGTGTAGGAGTATTTGATAAACCTAAACGTTTAGCGGTAGGTGATACAATCATTTCTTCTAATGTAAAGTTTTCTGTTAATTTTGTTGGCATTCACTTGCTCTCTCTTCCAGTAAATGTATTTATGCAAAAGGGCTTGACTTTACTATCTATATGTCTTTGGTAGCATTCCCGAGACCCATTCGTCCCCGATTGGTTTCTCTTTTCGGTTAACTGCAATAGAACCATTATTATACCAACGGTTTCCGGCTGTAGTAGGTTTTTGATTGATTCTTCCAGGCACCCAGCCTGCAGGACACGATGTTAGAAACTTACTAGTGACGCCGTTATGATACCATCTTCTTGCGGCATTTGTTTTTGCTCGGCGAAGACTTGAGGCTTTTTTTACTTCATCCGTATGTTTTTTGCCAAACATCGGGTTGTTCTTGCCCACTCCCCCTCCGGTCCCTTCTTCTTCTCTTAAGTTAGCCCATTCCGGACTGTCAACAATGTCCCACATTCTACTATAATGTAGTCCCCAATATCTGGCTTCTTCCTTAGTAGAGCATTCTTTTATGATTTCCGTAGTCACATCATATCCATGTTTTTTGATGTGAGGTTTCCATAAGGTTCCTGATCCTTGGTATCTATGCGGATTTGTGGATTCGGTTTTTCCGAGGTATTTGAACCCGGTTTTGTTGTGGGTCTTCTTATACAAATAAATAGTCATAGCTGACGGTCTCCAAGGCGTTAGAGTAGTTGGGGATTCCCGTCCCGCGAACTACACTTTTATTTATGCCATAATGATTGACTTTAACTATCTGTATGTGCTATGTGTAGAATATGAAAAAAACATACCTCTTTAAAAATAATAACTCAAGTAAGCCGATTGTATACGTGGATCTTGACGGCGTATTAGCTGACCTCTATAACCATGCCGCTGAAATTCACAATGTTGAACATTACAACGAAATGACGAGAGATGAATGGGAGACATTCTTCAAAGATAGCAACGCACATCATCTTTTTCGTGACATTCCCCCTTTCGTTACTGCAAATCAACTGCTCAATCTTGCAAAGAAGTATGCCGGCGGATATCGTATTCTTAGCAGCCCATTGAACTTTGACCGCGAAGGTAGCATCAAGGGCAAGCGTGAATGGCTTGCAAAACATATCAATGTTCCTGCTGATGAGATTATCTTTGAACATGAAAAATACAAGTACGCTGTGCAGCCCGACGGTACTCCTAACGTATTGATTGATGATTATGGCGTGAACACTCGTGCATGGGATAACGCAGGAGGCATCGCTTGCAAATATCAGGCTGACGAGAATGACCTTAGTGTGGTAGAGGATGTTCTAAAAGAAACATTCGGGGATAAATAGTATTATACATTCGGAGAGCATGATGAGCGATACTAGAGACCTTTACAAGCTATTCAGAGAGCTTGAGAACCAGCACCAAGAAAATGACACTGTGCGTTTGCATGACAGTTTTGATTTGGAACTTAACGAACACTTCGTCATTGAAAGCGGCGTGGTTGGTCTAACAGAAGACGGCGTTATCATCCAGCTTGACGAAGCAGCACTAGAGTTTCTAGACTTTAATGGTATGCTCACAGAATCTTTGCAAGAAGTTGGTCTTAAAGATCATGAGCCAAGAAAAGTAGAAGGTGTGTACGGTCCGAAGTCGAAGCCTTTTACTAAGAAGTTCAATAATCTAAAAGCGATGAATAAATTTTTCGACCACCCTGATAATGAGGGAAACTATGAAATAGAACGTATTTCAAAGGTCACCGAATCAGTTGAGCTTAACGAGATATCTGACAAAGTGCTGACCAGTTACTTGACTAAGGCCTGGCCCAAGAGAGGTGAGACTGTCCCCGATAAAAGACTGCCCTTTATGCAAAAGGCCAGGGACGCTGCTGATAGATATTGGGACAAGCAGGGAAAGGAAAATGACGCTGCTGATGTACAAAAAGTGTTGGCTAGAACCCCCAAAGTTCATGACCTAAGACATATGAGTCATGGGGAAGTCTATGATATCACGCAAACTTCCGATGAAATTCGTGACGGCGATGTTCTTCATGTAAAGGGCGGCTCTGCCATCATGTTTAAGGCTTGGCCTACAATGGTAAAAGGCGATAGCAACTCTCTACACACCTGGGACACAGATGCAGGAAACTCATGGGACGACGAGGAAGTAAGCCACTATAAACGCGCAGTTGATATCGCTAGGTCTTTGCCAATCAATTCGGCCTCAAGCCGAAGCGGCCGCGACGTAGACGAATCAGCAATAGCAGAAGGTTCTAGTCGAGGAGTTGCAGACGCAATTCGTCATAGAATCCTACACAGTCACAAAGATGTTGTCGCTAAGTACGGTCCTGTCAGAATCATGGCAGCGATTAGAGATAGAGCAGATAACCTAAATGACTTAGAAGAAATCGGTTCAAGCGACATCAGCATTTGGACTCGTCAAGTTATCGACGATCTAGAAAAGGGTTATTATGATGACGAAGATACAGTTTCGGTCAAGCGAGATGTATCCGAATCAGCAGAAGATTCTGACATTTTTGCGAAGATTGTAAAGAGCGATGACCCCTTCCAAGTAATTTACGATGGTATCTCGGGTCACTTCGGTGAAGTGGCACGTATCAAACTGCAAGACATCTATGATGATGTCGCTCTTGACCACGGAGATCATCCAGACGATGACTTTGAGGAGATCATTGATCGTATGATTCCTCGCATTCATGAACTACATGACATTGGGCTTGATTACTCAGCTTCAAAAAAAGACGAGCTAGATGAAATCAAGAAACTTGCATTTGGACGAGACGCTTTAGAAGAAAATCCTATGTTGATGGCTTTGGGCAGGTCGGCGGCAGTTGGTGCCGCCCGCGAGCTTGCGGGCAATGTCGATGAAGGATGGGGTAAGAACCTTTTAGGGGCTGGTGCTGTGGTTGGTGCGCTTGCTGCTATTGCCGGTATCGATAAGATGGAAGCAGATCGGCTAATGAAGACTGAACCACAGCTAGTCACATTGACTCAGATGCGTCAAGAAGCAGAGCGAGAGGGCGACGATAGTGCTGTCGATGCGCTCGATAACCGAATCAGAGTGACACTCAATTCTATCCGTAATACGGGTCGACCTGTAATGGGTCCAGACGGTGAGCCAGTTGATCCTAGAAAATCATTGGGTGAAGCAGAATATCAAGGACGAAAGGTTACCCTCAATAAGCCGATGCAGGGCGATGTTGCAAAGAGCAAAGTCTATGTCAAGAAGCCTGACGGTAAGGTCGTGAAAGTAAACTTCGGCGACAAGAACATGACTATCAAGAAGTCTAACCCGGCGCGCCGCAAATCATTCCGTGCAAGACACAACTGTGAAAATCCGGGACCAAAATGGAAAGCAAGGTATTGGTCATGCCGAGCCTGGTAAAAAAGTTTGTGCTTGGCACAGAGACTAAATATTTCTATGACTGAACGAGCACCGAAAGAAGCAAAGGGCGGAGTTTTTTCCAACGCCAGCATTCCTTTGCTAGTTCATCGTCTGGGAAGAATTGCAGTATAATGCATGTCTGACCCGCGATACGAAGTCATTACCCAAGAAGATCCAGACTCCGGCGATCTTATTATTCCTATCCCTATTCCTCTTCTTAAGCATTTAGGCTGGAAAGAGGGCGATGACGTTCAGATTGACGTTGGGGAAGATGGACAAATCTATTTGAGGAAAGCAAACTAATGAGCCTATCTACTAAATTGCCTGGCGGAGCTATCCTAGCCAGCGCAGTCGGAACACAGTCTACCTATGTACATACGTCACCTGCAGTAACCTTTACGGGTATCGATACAGCATCTACCATAACAAATGGCTGGGGGAATCTTGCGGTGTCAACCAGCTGGGCAAATTCAAATCCAGGTTCAACATTTAAAGTTGCCGTCGATGCTGAATTTGAAGGTGAGTTAAAGATCAAAGGTGTAAATCTAACTGCAAGATTGGATGCGATTGAAGAACGTTTGGGAATCCTGCGCCTGAACAATGATCTTGAAGGTAAATGGGAGAAGCTAAAAGCACTCGGTGATGAATACCGTACGCTGGAAAAAGATATTCTTGAGAAGGAGAAGATTTGGGACTTGCTCAACAAATGAACAGTTCTATAAGTTGATTTATGACTAAAGAAAATACACTTAAAGTAGAAGGAGATGTGATTGACGTACTCCCAAACGCAACATTCAAAGTCAAGCTTGACAATGATATGATTGTATTGAGTTACATATCAGGAAAGATGCGGCAGCACGAGATTCGCATTTTGATGGGCGACAAGGTTGAACTTGAGATTAGCCCATATGACTTATCAAGAGGCAGGATAGTTAGGCGTAAGTAATAGCTGAAGTGATAAATAGTCTCATGAGAGAATTTATCACGCTTCTTGAGGAAAAGTCAAAACCCCAAGACATAGAAATCATCCCACTTAACTTCACTGAGCGTGAAGTTTCTCCCGTTATGGGGGAAGACACCTTAGACTTGCACTACAATAAGCTCGCTAAGGGATACGCACAACGCTACAATGACAAAGAAGGTGACCCTGAGTTTAACTACGCAGGGGCATTCCTACACAATATGTGGTTCCCTCAGTTCAGGGAAGTGAGAAACAACAACAAACCAAATGGTCCTATGGTAGGATTCATCAACAAGCACTTCAGTAGCTTCGATGATTTCAAGGACGACGTAGAAGAAGTCGCTATGACGATACAAGGTTCCGGCTGGGTCTATCTAGCTTATGACGGTAAGATCAAGACGATCAAGAACCATGAAGTGCGTGACGACATCTTGCTGCTGATCGACTGGTGGGAACACGCTTGGGTTCTTGATTATGGGAGTGACAAGAAGAAGTATCTCAAAGAGCTTTGGAAGATCATCAACTGGAACGTGGTTTCTACCCGTTTAGGAAAATTCTGGTCGTCGTAGATGGACACTAATGATCTAAAAAGACTTGCCGGTATTGTTGATAGTAGAGGTAAGCCTACTCATGCGGAGCCCATTGACCGTAGCAAGATCACTGCGAAACCCGGCACAGACGAATGGTTCAAAGCAATGTTCCCAGTGAACGATATGCAAATGCCAGTCGGGTTCAGAGGCCGAAAGAAATGAGAGTTAAAGAACTCCTGAATGAGTCTGCTAGACTGACAGCATATCATGCCACTCCTAGAGATAATCTAGGAAGTGTATTACACAACGGATTGGTTCCAAAAAAGAGCAAGCATTATCCTAGTGCAGGTAAAAGAGTATATCTTTTTCCATCAATCGATGCCGCAAATGAAGCACTTTTGGATTGGTTAGAAGATAGATTTTCGAATGATATTCTATCATTGTTAAAGATTGACATTCGTGGATTATCTGTATTTGAGGATTTTGATGAACTTTATACTACCGATCCAATATCACCTGATAGAATTTCAGTAATAGACGAGCATTGGGGATAGTATGAGAGCCAGCGAGTTTATAACTGAATCAACTACTTCAATAGGTGATCAGATTCAATCTCAACTAGGATTGAAAGTCTTTAACCTCTACGATCAAGGAAATACCATTGTATTAGCTTCATTGGTAGTCGGTAAAGATAAGCAGGGACAGGGTTTGGGTACTAAAGCTATGACGATGCTGACTGACTATGCTGATGAGCATGGTAAACGCATCACGTTGACTCCTGGTTTACAAGATAAGATACAAGGTACTACTTCTAGGGGTAGACTCGTTAAATTCTATAAGAAATTTGGCTTCAAAGAAAGCAAAGGTAGAGATATTGATTACGCACTAGGTGCTGGCAAGATGTATCGTGAACCTAAACTAGACGAGATGGCTCTTCCTACCGACTGGGACCCAGCAGCACTTGGGCACGACAAGTCGTTCAAGAGTCGCTTACAATATGCCCTAGAACGTGCCCCTAAGCTCGGGGGCGGGTCTAGTAGAGTTGCACTCATCATTCCCGATCAGGGGCGTGAAACCGTGCTTAAGATCGCTAAAAACAGGAAGGGAATGGCTCAGAACCAAGCTGAAGTTGATATTCTCACTGACGGGTATGCAGGGCAGTTAGACATTGTTATACCTATGATTGACTATGACCAGCAAAATCCTCAACCCACTTGGCTTCAAACCGAAAAAGCAAACAAAGTAAGTGACGCTAAGTTAAGAAAATTACTACACTGTGACAAGACTTGGATGGGCATGATGTATTTCACAAATGCAGTCCGATACATGATAGGTGATCGCTCACCGTATCAGCCTGACCTACCCAACATTAAAGAAAGAATGTTTCAGGCGGGTCAAACAGAACAAGATTGGGATACCTTCATTGAATACGTAAATGAGGTTGCTACTTTGGTTAGCGCATCGGGTCTTTTAGTTGACGATTTGATGGCTGCATCCAACTGGGGAGAATATAAAGGTAGACCAGTTGTTATCGATCTAGGATATACCGAAGCAGTTAAATCAATGTATACAAAAGGACGATGAGATGAGAGCTAGAGAGTTTATCACCGTAACCGAAAACATTGAAATCCCTATCGGGCGGGGTCGTGCTAATACTTCTGTACCAGACATTTTATATCATAGTTTGCGTGGAAGGGCACTTAACATGTCAGGTGGAATTGACGCATATGTACCGGGAAATCCGCAGGAATGGCGTGAACTCGGCTCTAGGTTTAGGCAACCGATACAAGGACTCGTGTATCTTAGTAACAAACCATTGGATCAGAGTGCTTTGGCGATTGATGTACACAAACTTAATCCAAACCTACTTAGATATACCGGTCAGTCCGAAGGTTATCTAATATACGGTGACAATATTCCCGCAGATGCTATCATTGATGTTTCCAAACAAGAAATTGATGAGAACGACGAACCTGTAAGAATCAAAATCGGCGGAACTGACCCTAAAGTTAAATCCTGGATTCAAAAAGTATATGACATGTTCCCGCAGCAATTTGGAAACAAGCATGTCATGCCTCTAGGCGGAGAAGGGGACGATCAGGAGTTTGCATTGTTTGTGCTTGTTCCTAGTTTCAGCAAGCGAGGCGCAGTAGAAGTTAAATGGATTGAAGCCTCTCCGCTCAGACAAGGGGTAGGTGGGAGAGCTATGAAGATACTGCAAGACCTAGCACGACAAGACGGTATTGCTCTTACACTTTATCCCTGGGACAAAGGACAAGTATCTCAGGCAAAGCTCATGAAGTTTTATAAGAAACAAGGCTTCGTGCCAAGAAGCACAGGCTCTAAAAATCTGATTTGGGAACCCTAAACCGATAAGTGATTTCAGCCCAAATTGATAAATACTATCAATAGGGACTGAGAAATGAGCATAAACGGTCAACAAATAATTAACATCGGATTGCCTAATGAATCTATAGGCAGCGACTCCTTGTACACAGCCTTCAACAAGACGGAAGACAACTTTACAACCTTATTCACCTGTGCTAGCCCTTATACTAATTTTGTGGCGCTTACTGGTATCAGCGTGAATTCTAACGCTAACGCAGGTACAGTGTCTATCACTAATACCGGCGTTACTAATATCATTGCTGGCACAAACATAACAATTAATCAAGCTAACGGAAACGTGACGATCTCGTCAACCGGTGGCGGCAACGGCGGAGGAAGCGGCACTGTTACTAGCGTAGGTCTTGCTCCGGTATCTACAAGTAGAATCGTTGTAACTAACTCACCTATCGTTTCTTCAGGGAACATCGGCATTGACCTAGCAACAACAGGCGTTGTTCCCGGAACATACACTGCCCCTACAGTAACGTTTGATGCATACGGTAGAGTAACTTCTGCTGCTAATTCAATTAGTAGCGGTACTGTAACAAGCGTGGGAATAATCCCTGGTTCAGGCATCGGAGTTGCAAGCAGCCCGGTTACTACTGTCGGTAACATAACTGTAACAAACACGGGTGTCGTGAGATTGACTGCTGGACTCGGCATCACGCTTTCAGCACCTAACGGAATTGTTCAGATTTCTGCTGTATCTACAGGAACTGTAACTTCAGTCGGAATCAGCAGCAGCACGTTAACCGTATCAAATAGTCCCGTTACATCATCGGGCAATATTACAGTTGAGTTGCCATCAACGATCACGCTCAGTGGAAACATCACTGCTGCAAACGGAAATCTTGGAAATCTAGCAACAGCAAATTTCTTCTCAGGAGACGGGGGATTACTCTCCAATCTTCAAGTTCCTGCATTCTCTTATATCGCCAATGGAACTAGCAATGTAAGAGCTTTAACTAACGGAAACGTTACTGTTAGTGTTGCCGGTAATGCGAACATAGTGGTCGTCACTGGAACTGGCGCCAACATTGCCGGCACTGCTAATATCTCAGGCAACGCAAATGTCGGGAACATCGGAGCCTCATCTGGAATCTTTACTGCAAATGTAACAGCCGGAAATGTCTATGCTAACTCAGGTACTATTGGAGCTTCATTGCTAACAGGTACGCTAACTACTGCTGCACAACCAAATGTCACTAGTGTTGGTACGTTAGGCTCACTAACTGTAACAGGTAAAGTAACTGCTGGTCAATTACAAGGTGACGGTGGCAACATCAGTAACATTCAAGGCGGCAACGTGTCCGGTGCAGTAGCTACTGCAACTACTGCAACTACGGCTGCAACTGTCACAACTGCGGCACAGCCAAACATCACATCTGTTGGTACGCTGACTTCGTTGACTACTTCAGGAAATACATTCTTGGCGACTTCAAGCGGTAACGTCGGCATCAACACCACGAACCCCTCCGCTGCCCTGGTAGTTGGTGGCTCTCAGGCAGGAAACGCAGGTCTAGAGGTCCTCCCCGGTTCGGGGGTAGTCCTTCAGGGCTACAACCGAAGTACAGCTGCCTACACTAGTCTGAACTTAGATGGCGCTACAATCGGGTTCCGCCCTAATGGGTCTACTCGTTTAACTGTAGACGCATCCGGTGCTAACGTAACCGGTACCTTGGGGGTAAGTGGGAACGCTAACGTAGCAACATTGAACGTTACAGGTAGAAGTAATCTCAACGCTGTAGGTAACGTGTATATCAGCGGAGGTTCTGCTAATCAGATTTTAAAAACTGACGGTGCAGGTAACTTAAGTTGGACTGATCCAAACGGCGGATATTATTTACATACGCAAGGGTCCGTAAACACGGTTTGGACGGTTACTCACAATCTTAACAGACAATATGTAACAGTTGAAGCAATTGACGCTAATGGTAATTCGTATACTGGTCGTTATGATTATCCGACAATTAACTATACTAACGCCAATGCGCTGACGATGACATTCACTTCTGCTGTTGCGGGATATGCTGCTGTCACTGGAGGCGGCACAAACATTAATAGCGTAAGTGTTGGTAACTCGACACCCGGCGGCGTCAACACCCAAGTACAATTTAATGACGCAGGTGTATTAGCAGGCAGTTCGGGTCTTGTATATAACAAGACTACAGGAACATTAACTGCTACCCTGTATGTCGGATCGGGTGCAAATCTAACTAATATTGCTGGCGGCAACGTATCGGGTGCAGTTGCTACTGCAACTACGGCTGCGACAGTCACAACTAATGCACAACCAAACATCACATCTGTTGGTACATTGGCTAATCTCAGCGTCTCCGGCAATGTAAGTTTCACTGGATCCAATGTATCATTGGGTTCCAACGCAAATATAAGAATTACAGGTGGTTCGTCTGGGCAAGTCTTATCTACTGATGGTTCCGGAAATCTAAGCTGGGTTCCTACCGGAACAGCTACAACTGCCGCGACAGTCACAACTAATGCACAACCAAACATCACATCTGTTGGTACACTAACATCATTAAGTGTGACGGGCAACATAAGCGGGGCTAATCTAACAGGTAATCATTTCGGTAGTGGGGCATCATTATCAAGTATCACCGGAGCCAATGTTACTGGTACTGTCCCTACTGCAAACAACTCTGCATTCTTAGGTGGAACAGCAGCAGCTAGTTATCTGCTAGTAACTGGTACTGGTAGTTCACTGACTGCAATTGCAGGTGCTAATGTTACTGGTACAGTGTCACAAGCAACGACTGTCATGGGTGCAACTCAAAACAACATTACAACGTTGGGAGCATTGACTACATTAAGCACCGGCGCAAACACGACAGCAGGCACGATCACAGGCAATTGGTCGCTCTCTGCTGGTTCAAGATTGGTTGCTACTTACGCTGACTTAGCAGAATACTATCAAGCCGACGCAGAATACGAGCCGGGAACTGTTCTCATGTTTGGCGGTGACAGCGAAGTTACCCTTGCGGAAGATGCAACGACTAGAGTTGCAGGCGTAGTATCAACAAACCCTGCGTATGCGATGAATTCTGGTTGCCCTGATATCGCAGTAGCAATTGCGCTGCAAGGTCGAGTGCCTTGTAAAGTTCAGGGTATTGTTAGAAAAGGTGACATGATGATCAGCGCAGGCAGTGGCTACGCAGTAGCTTGTGGCGAGCCTCGTTTAGGCCAAGTCATCGGTAAAGCATTAGAAAACTTTGATCTCAATGCCGGCGTGATTGAAATCGTAGTCGGCAGATTATAAACATTATAGGATTTCAAGAATGATTGATAACATTAAGATTACGAGTTTAACTAACATAGGTGCAAATCTATCCTACACATCTATCGTGCCTGTAGTAGATGTGACAGCAAATGTCACCTATAAAGCAAACTTACAGATCATCGGTAATCTTATCCTAAGCGGGGCAGGGGGTTTAAACTTTGTTCAAGCTGCCCAAGCTAACCTTGCTCAAGCAGTAGTCAACTCTGCACAACCAAACATCACGAGTGTAGGTACACTAATCTCACTTGCAGTAACAGGCAACATAAGCGGCGCCAATGTAGTTACTGCGACTACATTCAGGAGCACAGTAGTTGAATTTTCTGCTCTACCAGCAATAACACCAGTAGGACAACGAGCGTTCATCAATAACGCAAACTTAGTAGCAGCCGATAATTTTGGCGCAATAGTGGGCGGCGGCGGCTCTAATACTGTACCGATCTGGAGCGATGGCACCAATTGGCGCATTGGTTAATCGATGAACCAAAAATACTATATAATAGATTCACACTTAATAAGATAAATAGAATTAAACAAGGAGAAATATCATGTCATCACCAATCATCTTAGGACCAGGAATACAAATAGGAGCTGGAATCACGCTGGTAGCAGCACCGCCTCCTCCACCGCCCCCCGCGGAAGAAGGTAGTCTACTTTTCAACCGTACTAACTATCTCTCTATTCCCAATAATTCAGCATTTGATCAGAACGCCGGTGCTTGGACAGTAGAATGTTTTGCATATCCAACTAGTGTCGTCGACTTCGGCGCAACCTATGGGATTTACAATCAAGATTCTATCTCTAGATTTTTGGGAATGTTTTACAGCGGTAGTAGATTTGGAATTGCACAGAGTAGCGGTGGATTCCTACAGACTTCTGCTTCCTTTTCTCTAAACAACTGGTACCACGTAGCTATGGTCTACAACGGATCCAATGCGGTAACTTTATATGTTAACGGGAATAGTGCAGTAACTGGAAACCCCGGGGCGATGGCCGCATCTGGAGCAGCTACTTTAATTGGTAGCTTTACCGTTGGAGACAATGCCTCACGCTTCAAGGGTAACCTATCAAACTTACGTGTGGTTAAGGGCGTTGCAGTTTATACTGGTAATTTCACAGTACCGACAGCACCGTTAACGGTTACTCAAAGTAGTGGTACAAATATTTCAGCAATCACTCCAGGACAGACTCAACTGTTATTGAACACCGCTTCTCCCGATTACTTCTTAGATGCGTCAACGAATGCGTTTACTGTTACCAATGTTAATTCTGTAGCAACAAGCACTGACAATCCATTCTAAAGAGGAAGAAATATCATGTCATTAACAGTAGGACTAGGAATTAACATAGGCGGCGGCATTTCAATTGGTGCTACACCAATTGTACAGTCAGGACTACAACTATATCTAGACGCTGCTGCTGTGGCCAGTTACCCAGGATCGGGCACAACCTGGTATGACCTAAGCGGCAATGGCAATGATGTTTCAATGCAAAACTCGGGTGATATCTCTTATACCAGTTCAGGTGGTGGTTATTTCACAACTGGAGCCACCGGCTACTTTAGCAAAACTTCCGGCACAAACATACCAACCGGCGGCACTCCGTACACAGTCAGTACATGGGTACAATTTCCCACAGACTGGCCCGGCGGCGATACCAATCATACCATAGCACAGATAGGCAGCGTACCTACTTACGATGGCTTAAATACTTTCGTAGCAACCAACACTGGTTATTTGGCTGTTGGGTGGTTTAATAACCCCGGAGAACCCGAACCACTGATTAGCAATTCTTGGACACCTAGTAGTCCGACTACTAACTGGATGAATGTGGTGAGTCAGTGGGACGGCGCCACTCGCAACATTTGGTACAACGGTGTGCTACAGGCCACAGACTCGATAGGAACATATCTAGGCAACAATGCAGACATCCTGATTGGCTTGGACTTTTCAGGATTTGGAAATTATCTACGAGGCAACATAGGCCAGGTGCTGATCTACAATCGTGCATTGAGTCCTTCAGAGTTGAATCAAAACTTCACAATCACTAGATCACGCTACGGAGTATAATATGGCAACCCCAATACAAATCGGAGCAGGCATGAAATACCCATTCGCTGTGGTCGACGAGACACAAGATCCAGGACTACATCGTATTCCCATCGTGCTTAAGCCGGCTAAATTACCGATTGACATTGATAAATTTCATTGGGTTCGTGACAAGCCTGACAGTAGAGATTACCTCTATCGACCAACCACTGCCAAAACACCGTCTACCGTTGATTTGAGAGAATTTGCAACACCCGTAGAAGATCAGGGTAGCTTGGGTAGCTGCACGGGACAGGCTGTTGCCAGCGCGATTGAATTGATCAACAAGAAAAACAAAATCGTGAACGAAGTTAGCAGGTTGTTCATCTACTACTACGAACGCCTGCTGATTGGCACTGTCCACTACGATAGCGGGGCATACATCAGAGATGGAATCAAAGCTACAAACCGATGGGGCGCACCATTAGAAAACTTATGGCCCTATAACATATCCAAGTTTAGGTCAGCTCCTTCTCGTCCTGCTGTCATGGATGCGTCAAAGCGCAAGGTCACGCGGTATGAACGTGCTGCTAACTTCAACGCCTGCATTGATGCACTATCGAACGGGTATCCGGTTATTGTCGGATTCACTGTTTACAGCAGCTTCATGAGCGGCAACTGGTCGCGTACTACTGCTGTCATGCCCTATCCTAATACCCGCTCGGAGAGAGTCCTAGGGGGTCACGCGGTGCTTCTAGTAGGATACAACAATTCTACTCAACACTTCATTGTCAAAAATAGCTGGGGAACCAATTGGGGCGATAGAGGATACTTCTATATGCCGTATCAGGTAATACAGAACACTAGAATGAGCGCAGATTTTTGGGTTATCAAAGGTGTAAATAACCCGTAAAGGCCACGAATGGAACTTCCTTAGCGATCTTTCGTGAGCGAATTCTTCAATGAATTCATCTTCTTAGCTAGTTCTTAGCGATCTTCTTAGCGATAACAGAAAACAGAGGGCCCGTCACGTATCTATTAAGGGATTGATTCATCATCCCGTTTTGCATCTCTTTGATCATGTCGGGTGTCAGGTTCCTAGCTCTCCAACCGTTTTTAAGCAGTAGATGAACTTCTACAGGGTCGTCACCTTCTAGTTTTTGAATGGCTAGCATACGGTTGCGTCCTTCGTGCCCGGAGATGCTAGCGGGATGAGTAAAGTCATCTTCTTCCCAGTCAGCAGGGATTTTGACATCTAGAAAAGGTGCGCCCAATGCTCCGCCATTTTTCAGGTGTTGCACGATATACTCTACGCTTCTAGGTTCATTAAGTGGTAAAGCTAGATTCAAGAATGTGCTAGGCTTCATCAGAACACGCAAGCCAAAATAATCAACATTTTGATTATAAGGAACTGAACCCAAACCTTCTACGTTGTCTACTTTGTACTCTGACAAGTTTTCCGATAATGTGTAAAATAGGTGATTGCCAACAGTTGCTACATGATCAAGATTGGCATTCCATGCCGGATCGACATCTGTAGTATGATAGTACACTGCACCGTTAGTAGGATCGGACGCTCTACCAGCTATGATCTTTCTTGCAAGGTCTTTAGCTAACAACCAAGCTTCGTAATCCATGTAATCCCCGGAATTTTTAAACTCAGCAAACCATTCATCAAAGGGAGTGCCATCTGGAGATTGTCTAAGATTAATCAGTCTATCATACTGCAACATTTCTTTAATACGATCTCTATTAGGATCACCCTCATTCCAGCAACTGAACTGCTTTGGTTTGAGCGCGACACCGCGAATGCCATAACCAAACCTTTTCATATTTGCTTCGGCGCGGTTCTTGATGACGTTCCCTATAGCTAGCATCCCGATAGCGCCATGACTGCGAGCTTCACCCCACATGGTCTGTGCTAATATGCTTACGTCAGGGTTTTCAGCGGGAGCAACAGTAGAAGCTACTGCCGGCTTAGGTCTAACTTCGGGAGCAGTCTTAGGTTGCATCGTGTTCGGTCCGCCGGCAGCCAAAGCACCGGCGACACCGATAGCACCTAATGTTTTCTTCCAGTCTTCTTCTAATACTGATTCTTTCAATGCCTGCTTGAGGAAGTATGAGTCGATGGCGACGGTATCCCCGACTTTTACTGCTGTCTTCCTTCCAGGAATTACTTCAGCAGCAACGATCTTTATCTTGTATTTCCCTTTAGGAGAAACATCAAGTATCTTACCGTTGAGAACAGAATAATCTGGATAGTTCTTAGTGAGGGTGAGATCAAGCACTCTACCCACTTCTACGGACCTGTATTCAGTTATAAATTCAAATGATCTCATAATTTCACCATCTTCTCGGCCGAGATATCGACCGACTGGCCGTCCAAGTACCACCGTCTCTTTTCATGCTGATGTTTCTCTTAACAAAGTCTGCCATTCCACCATCGTTCTCTCGTCTTGGAGGAAATTCCTTCTCTATGTTTGCAGCAATAACATCTGTTAGATCAGCAATAGAGGGTAGCATACTGCTAAAATCTTCAGTATCTACTAAACGGTACAAATGCCTCTGTAAATATTCTGCTGAAGGCCGAATTGCGTCTTGCATTCCAATACTAAATCTGCGAGCCTCGTCATTCCACCTTATATAATCGTCACCGGCGTTCTGAACTTTATCCCAATCAATTTCACCGTCATCGTCGCCATATTGTTTTTGCATTTCACCGTAGTAATAATCGTCATTCTGTTCCCATTCAAATATTACTTCCCACATCTTCTCTTGGGCAATCGTTGCGATCTGATCAATGTACGTTTGCAACACTTCATCAGGTGTGAACTCTATTGATTCTTTTATTTCAGGTTCATTCTTATAAAAGAATTCAAGTAATTCTGGAAATCTTTTAGTCAGTAAATGATATAGAGATATCTCAGAATCATTCTCGTCCATGAATTGACCTGTAGGGAAGTGCAGTTGGTATTTCTCTTTGTCATACTCTGGCTTCTTTGGAATAATAATATACAGCTTACCTTGCCGACTGTAATGATTAAAGTAGTTCTCACCTTTAGTAGCAGCAGTGCACCAGTGTGTTTCAGCACCGTAGCGGCAAGCAGCGGCTTCATCGTGTGGAACAACGACAAGTACATCACCGTTTTCAAAGACTTTAGATGCTTGACCTTTTTCTTGTACTTTTTTCTCAGTGTTATCTATGGCATCCAGATCATAGCCCAAACGCATTGTTTCTTCAAAGTCGGTATAAGACTTGAAAACGTTGATGTCATTGTGTTCTGGACTAATCATACGTCTTCTTTTACCAATATCGTAGATGCCCAATATATTTCCACGATTTAAGTCTTCTAACTTGACATCACCGCTGACATACATTCTTGCTAACCAAGGGGTATATATTTTATTTGGAGTAGGATCTTTTGTTTCGATGACACTCAGCAAGTCTTCTAGAAATCTCGCTCTGACTGCAGGGTCTTTGATGAGGGGGCCGGACTTTTCTCGGTAATCAGAAGATGAAGCATCTTGATCACCTGGAATAGTTACGGGTCTATCCATCCGAAGACTTATCAGACTGCTTCGCACCTGATCAAGAGGACCCACATCACCGCGGTCGGCAATTACAGCTTTTTCAGCTTTCTCACTTCCAGAGATTGTCTGAGCGGTTTTCTTACGATCATACTCAAACAGGAATTCCCGGGCCCGCATGATTAGAATTATCCTCTATCACGGCCGAATAAATCATCCAACTGTTCCGGAGTAGCATCATCACCCTCTGACTTACTGTTGTATGCAATTGGATAATTACGCTTGATTCTTTCAATTTCTGCAGGGATGTTCCACCCGCCTCGGGCGATCCCTGCTTGGTCAGATGCGTTCTTTAATTCTTCTGAACGTGACGATAGTGCATCGGCGATTTTCTTCATCAAGCCAGGAAATAAATCAGCGAATTGTTCTTCACCTACACGATAATCTTGTACAGCATTCTTTAATTGACCAGTTGAAGTGTGCATCTGCCACTTGCCGTTATTATCGTTCATGTTATTTTTATCAATAATACTGATGATAGGTCCATCTCTTGAATAGCGTTCGAACCAAGTTAGACCAGTACTACTTCCTGTGCAGAACTGCCCTTGTGCACCTTCAGCATTATTAAAGATATAGCAAGAGCCGTAGTTCAACGGAACAATAACATAATATCTGTCATCATCAATAAGAACGACTTGCTTGGCATCCTTTTTCATAGCTGCTATCTTTTCAGCATTGGCAATTTTTCTTAATGCTTCACGATACTTTTCTTTACGAACAACACCTTGTAGTTGGGTAATAGTTGAGAAACGATTAAAATCTTGATCCGCAGGGTCAAGCAAGTTGCGAACACTCAATGCTTTCCAAGAACCCAAAGCATCCCCGCCTTCTCCGTTGATGTCTTCGTAGTCGTTAGCGTGATTGACGTATAACTTTGTTAGCCAACTATCAAACTTACCGTCTCTTGACAAGTCTCCGTAGTTAGTGTTAGCTAGTGTTCTATCGATCAGTTCACTCCATAGCTTGACTACCTCTTCGTCGGTTGGCTTAGGACCCAATCTTGCTAGCGCAGGACCAGGAAAAGTGTGATCGTGCTTCACGGCGAGTGCCAGCATTTTTGCCATCTTAGGATCTTTGAGAATCTTCTCTCCTGGATTGGCTTCTGATAAGTTAGTTCTTGATAATTGTTTCATGTCTAGCCTTCTTATGGGTGCAGCAATGATTGTTTTAGGAAATTCATAAGAGTAATCAGTTTCTTTTGATCACCGGCTGCGATGTCGGCGATCACTTGGCTCACACCACCCATGCTTGTCGGCTGATTTCTACTATATCTGTCTACGCCTAAAGCAAAATTACCTGTTTGTTCTGGATAATAATGACTTGCTGTCAAATACAATGCAGGTCTTAATCTTTCTTTTATTCTAGAGGGGACATCATTTGGATCGCTGAGTAATTCCTGTTTTACCTGCTGTAAACCATTTAGGATTGCTATCTTTTTTGACACTTTATCGTAAGCATCATTTTTTAATGCCATGCCGACGACACCCTTAACATCCGCGATTGATTGCTCTATATATCTCAGGTAAACAGGACGCAGTTTACGTAATATTACTTCAGTGTTGTGGGCTGAACCTGCATTCGGATCTAGCGTGTTTGGGTTGACGACGACCTCTCTGCGCCCCTTACGCAGCGCACGTTTTTTGTCTACCTCTCCTGTTCTATTATCAGAAGCCCCGCGATATGCCTGCCTACCCTGTCCGATCGCACCCCATTGGGCTGTGATTTTGCCGATTCGTTCTTTGATTTCTTTAAACAAAGTATTAATACTAGCGTCGGAATCTCTTGTTATGCCCTCTTTACTAGACAACATGGCTTCCCATTTAGAACCATTCCACTTAACTGCACCCATGCCGTCTTGGCCTTGAATGATTACATAGTTGGGTGATCGACTTTTGATATCTGCCCAGGTTACTTTTTCTAGTTTTTCCCATCTAACATCATGCGGCATAGCAAATTCTTTGTGTACCTTCTGGACGAGTGCATCAGCATATGGACCGCGACGAATGCCGGAAAGGTCAGGGATAGTTGAATCTTCGTCAAGAATTTCTCTAAGAAGATGGGTTATTGTGTAATGAAGTGCTTCACGAGCAGGATCTTTATCAGCGACCTTTCTAGTCACCGCTGGCTTGAGGATTTTGATGTTTTCTTTGAATATTTCTGTGCTTCTCATTGTTATGCCCTTGCCGTCTTTAGGATGCTTCTAAGCATCCATACTTTTTTAGAATATAAGTCTTGTAAATCCGCCATGTAGTTAGCTATCCCTTGCTCTCGGGTTTCAGTAGCAACGTCAAATATA